GCCCTACGCTTGGCAGCGTAAAGAGACTGAACTGGCTTTCGTCCAACACTATATACCGTACAAAAGAGATGTGAGGTCTGACATGTAACCACACGTGGTGTAGCAACAGACGCATGCCCGAATGTGCCACAATAATCCACGCGGACCGTAGACATCAACGTCTAGCTCCCCTATCCGTGCCCTTTATTTATACGACACGGACTCAGGTTCATCCCGATACGACTAGTACGTTGCACCGTAAGCTGCCACAGGTAACCACTAAATCAACACCTGTATCGGCTTGCTCGACCACCGGCTAGTGGACGGTGTTGGCCTCACCTTCAGCTACTACCACAGTAGCCCACGAATTGGGTCAGGCACCACCCCGACCTCAGGTATGGCGCACAGAAGGTAATTTGGCGAGCAGGGACGGGCCCCCCTATTTTACACGTGCTAATACGCAAAATGCGCTAGCCACAACACACCGTCACGAACCGCGTGTGCTGCACCCATGTGGTATGGCGATCGTGGACCAATGGGACGCGCTCGCTACTGAGCCGGGTATCCTGAATAACTCCCGACCCCCCCCATCTAATTAAGCACGAATTCTACAACACACCGTCACGAACCGCGTGTGCTGCACCCTTGCAATATGTACAAAAACGCCCGAAAACCGGACGGCCCCCAAATTATGCCTAAGTTACAGATACGAATCAACGCATCCCACGAGGAGCAATGTCGGCGAGAGCCGAGCGCGAAGCACCACAGGTAACTGCCGGCAAAGCGGAAACGAACGTCGACCATTCGTCCGGCGATGCGACCCACCCGTACCGTGTGGCCAAGCTAACCTCGGAAACAATGGTGTGTGACCCAGCAAGGACCCTCGTGCGACATGCCTCAACAATGTCACAATGGGGAAACTCAAGCTGTTTGCGCAACGAATCCGGGTTCGAAAACTTCGGAGTCGTGCCGGCAAATCGGCTGGGGTCAATCTTCATCACGTCTTCACGAGAAACAACAGCACCGTGAGGCGCAAGTTCCTCAGACCGACCAAGGAGCCAAAAAGCAATCGATGGGAACCGATCGGCAACGTGCATGGCACGTGCGATCAAGGAAACCGCGACAAGCTTAGCAGCCTCGGTGGGATTACGGCCGGTGACAGCTCGAATCACGTCCTTGGACGCGGAGTAGAAGATATTGTTCAACATGCGCGGCACATCAACACACACAGTCGACACATCCACCCCATCGCGCCCGGCGATCATCTTGTAGCCAACGAACTCGACAACATCTCCCTCTAATCGACGGAACAACTTCGGGCGGTGGCCCAATAGAGTCCATCGTGCTGTGAGTACAGCCATTTCGGCGTCGCTAAAGGCGGCGGCGTTCTTGCGCAGGATGGCAAGCAACGAATCGTCGCCCTCGAACCATGCATGCGCATGATTACGGGCACCAAAAATATCCACACAAGCCTGTCCCATATGTGATAGGAACGCGACGGCGTTGACACCGAACAAAACCCACGACCAGCATATCATGTTGAGAAGAAAGTTGAGGGTCGAGGTGCCACGATCGCCAGAACGACGAATCGCAGCAATCCGGATTTTAACACCTTTACGCATAGTCTCGAAAAGCGCATCATTCATCGTGTCATCGACGATCGCCGAATCGATGAAGTCAGCAAGGATGACCTGAGGCTTACCCTGCATGACATAATTACGCTTCTTGTCGACGGCACGACGAGCGTTGCTGAACGCATTCACCGGGATAACATAGTCACGAAGGCGATCAATGACCGCGTCGATGACTATATTTTCAGTGGCCTCACGTAGTTCATGAGAACAACACGTGTCCCATGCGGAACCGTCATTCTCCAAAAGAACGGTGGTGTGGGCTGCGTTATTGTTGCGACGACAGGTGTCCGCAGCGATATCGAGAATACGCGAAGATATAGGCTTGCCCTTAATCCCCTTTTTGCCATGGCGCCATTTCAACCACGTCTCGAGGACGCCAATCGTGAAACACGACATAACCTGGCCAGCATCCTGGTCGGCTATCAACACACGCGGTGCTTTCCCCGGTTCATTGCGACACACCTTGACGGCGGTTTTGAGTTTAAACTGGGGGTCGTGCTCCATCATTAGACGTTCGAGCTGAGACGAGAAACGCGCGGCGTGCCATTTCTTCGACTTGATACCATCATACTCCTCCTTTTGCCCGAACAACACCTCGCGGACCATGATGTCAAAATCACGATCGTTGCGTATGCTTGCGGCGATGTGCCTCGCAACGTCCGATAACTCGTCCAACTGTGACTGCGAAGCCGTCAACGGGACATGAGAGTTCGTAATGCGT